TAATTCATTTCCATAAACAATAACACCATTGTCTTGTAATAGTTTTGTTTGTTCCGGACTAGCATCAAACTCTAAACTAATCAGTTCAACATCATCACTTTTAATTTTTAACAATGTAGTTAGATCAATATTCTTAAAACGATTGATGAAGTTAGCACGATTGCTATTCCAAACAATACCAATGCGTTTTTTGGTTGAAGGACCTAATCTGTTCTTCCAGTACTCAATTGCATCATCACCTACGCTATAATTGACAGGTGGAATAGTGTCAATCGTTGTATTAAAACACTTAGGTAATTCCATGAGTGGAACATGATAATGGTATGCTAATTCTTCTTGGTTATGTATTTTAATGTTAGGATAGTTGTACGCAAAGAATCGTTGCAATGGTGGGCGACACAACAATTTAATATGTGCACCTTTATCTTGTAATAGATTTAAGTATCTACCAAATTGAACACAATCACCTAGTCCCTGTTCAACATAAACAAATACAATTTTATTGCTTACATCTTGTGTACCGTTATACTCTTCACCTTCAAGCACAGGCTTAAAAGATGTATCACTTTCATAGAACCACCGTGCATCATAGTATTCCCAACCCTTAGCAAAGTCACCATTCATTAAATGTGCGATACAAAGGTTTAACCTAGCAGTCATGTCATTGGGATTAAGTTTAGTCGCTAATTCTAAAAAATTTATTGCAATATCAGGTCTGCCAAATTCTCTTAATGTGTTTCCGTAGTTACTATACGCCCCACTATGATCTTTATTCAAAAGAAATGCGTTGGCAAACGCAACTAATGCTTCGTTATATTTACTAAATGAACGCAATATGCTACCATATGCCAACCAACTTTCAGCATAACCATTGTTCATGGGTATCTGTAATACAGGTATAGCTTCTTCTAGTCTATCGAGTTTAATTAAAGATAAACCTTTATTGTGACAAATTACGTAGTTGTCCGGGTGTACTGATAACAAACTATCATAATGAATGATAGCTTGTTCATATTGTTTGTTAAGGTAACATTGATTACCTAATTCAAGTTCAGTTTGCAGGTCCATGTTCAGCGTCTTTCTCAGTATTTAATACGCCGAATACAATGAACACAATAAAATTAATATACGGAACTATTAAACTAAGTGTGAACCATGGATTGATACCTGCATCTCTGCATCGTCTAATTGAAGTAGCAAGCATAGCCCATGTAAGTGTAATTGCAGTCACTAGCATAACGATGGAGCCAATTATAATTCCTACCATACCAGCAAGTGTTAATATAAAAAATAATAGTGTTACAATAGCAAGAATAAGCCAAGTAGATAAGTATACACCCCAGTATTCGCTACGAGTGGCTCTGCCTTCAATGGTAAGATATTGTTTATAGTTATGTAATGTTTTCATCATATTCTTTCGGGGTGTCAAATAAAGTTGCGGAAATACGTTTAATACTTTTAATAGTAAAACTTCTCCATTCGTTTTTTTCTAAATCAAAAACACGCATTGATGTTGTGCTTTCTTTTCTAGGTTTTTTATCTTCGGTGATTGCCTTAGGTTCTACTTTAGGCAATAGTTTTGGATCCAACGAGCATTTCATTACACGTTCGGTTCCATCTTTTTTAGTAAATGTAATTGTAACTGGGTTGATTTTTAACACCCCATTTAACCATTCAGTTAGTTCATTCCAGTCTTGTTCTGTCCAGTCAGTTGTATTCATAATATCATTCTTAATAATCCGATTGAGTCAATAGTGGTCAGCAGACAATAGTTAGCCAACATACCAAAAGATTTCCTAGTCCAACTAGCCCAAGCATACATAGCACAGCCAGCGATCCAAAAGGGATAAAGAGTAAGTAGCGGTGGATTGGGGACTGTGAACGCCATAACAATACTGCAACCAATGCTAATAGCCCAAGCAAGAAGCTCAATAGCAAAGCGAATTCGGTTAGACTTAAAGTCATCTTTAATCCAGGAGAAAATTCCATAAAAAATATCGTTCATAATGTATTGTACACTATGAACGATATATTAGCAAATGTTTTGGTTACTGAGTGCAAGTACGCTCTTTATAGATAGTACCATCAGCGTTCATAATTTCTTTCCATTCAGTGCAAACAGATTGGCGATGTACATAGACCGGAGTTTGTTGTTGAAGAACAACTGTTTCCTGTCGACGGTTGTTTGCAATAGCGGCTCCGACAACACCACCTATAATCAAAGGTGCTACCCAATTGCCATTTCCACCACCGTGAATATATCCATGGTGTCTGTAATGGTTATGCCAATGATGGTGGTGCCAATGTTGCGCCATTGCTGTACCAGACAATACAAAAAGTGATAATCCTACTAGAATTTTTTTCATAGTATTTCTCCTATACTAATATAACGTTTTACTCAAGTGTTCCGTTGACACGATGCTTGTCCACAACCTCTTGTAAAATAATCTCTATCATATTATTTAGTGTAATATCACGTTTATGTGCTTCCATAGCAAGTGCTAGAATCTCATGGTCTTCTAGGTTAATCTCTACTTCTACACGATTATCAACTTTGTCCATTTTGTTTCTTTAGTAAAGGTTCAATGTTGTTAGTATAAATCTGTTCCATTGTTTTGTAAAGCATTTTGGCATCTTCTTCTGTCATGCCTGATGTCCAACTAGGCTCATCGGGTTGTTTTCGTAAACCGTAATCATGTCTGTATGTCATACACATGTCATGGATTGTTTTTTCTCTTTCGTTCATTTAATCACCACTATCAATCTGGTAACGATCACCGCAATGTTTACAAGTATAGCCGGTCAAGCATCTTCCATCTGATTGGCTTGTATAATTATGCGTACAAGGTACACCATCACTATTTAATCTTACTTGACCTCTAGGTGATCCATACATATACTGACCACCGCAATTATGACAATTACGATGTGTTTTATTGCTGTTCCAAGAATAACTTTTTTCTTTGTCATTCAATTCAACTTGACATGTACCGTTGCATACAGGACATACTCCATATCCATCTCTCATACTTTACTCCTTAACTATAGGCCTTAACAAGACCTATCAAACAGGTTACAATTGCTACAGCATTAACTATAAACTGTGGTTTATTTTTAACACGAATAGTCCATGTCATAAATGCAATTGTACCTAATGTGAATGCTACAATGTTGTAGGGATACGCATCAGGCCCGATTGAATTACAAACGTGACCAATGATAATGAATACTGCTCCGACCCATTGTAGGCTATCATTTAATTTCATTAGAATATATCTTTCAAAATGATTGCTAGACCCATCACAATGACGGGCAACAATACGATACCTAAATTAATATATGCTTGCATTTTATAATCCTACACTTTTTTTAATTTCATAACGGGCAATCTTTTCATCAAAGTACATGTGAACACCCTCATTGTAGGGACTTGCTACTACGATTTCACCTATCTCGGTGGCAAGGGATTGTGTAAATTTAAGTAGGATAGAATAAGTGTCCTCAGATTGACTCAACGGGTCACGATCCAAAATCTCTACTGTACTCTTAATTAATTTTTCAATTTGTTCGTTCATTACTTTACTCCAAATGTGTTCAATGCTGGTTGCATTGTGTTGATTAATTCTGTCTCACGTGCATGAGCAGGACGCTTACCACGCACAACCTCGATGACTCCGAAAATGAAACGCTCGGCGCCGCGTTCACGCAACACACGACTCAGACCCCAGTTTTTGTTTTCTGCTAAGGCACGTTGCATGTGTTTTTGCATACGACGGCGCAATGTGCGAAAAACATTACCTTTGAATGACAAAGCGGTAAGACCGACATAGTACTCAAGTGTCTCTACATCCTGAATGTAGTAGATAACTTGATTGCGGTCTGTTCTGCGTTTGCGGTTGATTTTCGAGTTCATAGATGAATTGTACACTAAAACCCATTTATTGTCAAATTCCGGCTATTTTATAAGTTAGTTAGCACTAACTTAGGATAATTTCGCTACTTGTATGTCAGTATAGACTCCGGATAATTCTATCGATTTTGAAGCACCTAGGACACAAAAATGAGTACTTTTTGATGCAAAATATGTAATACTTGAGTATTACTTTTCTTCAGTTTTAAGGGTTTCTTTTTCTACGGTATATTCGTAGTTTGTAGTATCAAGATTTTCACGGAAAACAATGGCACCATTCTTTAGATGGAATCGTCTTGCCATGTTTGTTTTAGGACTGAGAGTTACAAACCTAGTTACACTTGGGTATTGTTCTTGTATCCCTTTAACAGCCCTAAACAATAGTTCTTGACCTTTACCTGACTTGTAACTCCAGATAGTATAGAATATAGCGGTAGTTGGAACTTGTGCTGTTTTGTCTAAATCTTTAATGTCTGCTGGAATAAAATCATGGAAGCTAACACATACCATTGCTTCAGGATTTTGTTCTTCATCAGTTAATGCCGCAACCATTCTTCCATCGCTTACTCTAAAATCTTTTGATATCTCGGGACGAACAGGATCATCTTTGATGAAGTCTAATAGTTTGTCTGAAAGGTCTCTGATGAATTGTAGCATAATGCTATTTATACATATATTATAAAATTAATAAAAAGTGCTGGTTACGAAATCCAGCCACACTCTATCTTGTGTGCGATTTATTTAATTTGTGTCCAAACACGTTCACGGATTTGTTTTGTTAAACTGTCTGGTAACGGTACATAGTCTAAGTCTGCGGCATCTTTCTTACCGTTCTTAAATGCCCAGTCAAAGAACTTTAACACTTCATCACTGTTGGCTTTGTTAACAGGAGTCTTATACATAATGATGAAACTTGCTGAACTCACAGGCCAAGCATTAGGATTCTTTTGATCCACAATGCTCAAACCCATGCCAGGTACACTGAACCAATCAGCACCATCTGCGGCTGCGGCGAATGTTAAGTCATCCGGACTAACATACTTGCCTGATTTGTTTTGTAGTTGCATAAATGTCATGTTGTTTTTCTTAACATAAGCATACTCTACATAACCAATACTACCTTTAACTCTGTTGACGTTGGCTGCAACACCTTCATTGCCCTTGCCACCTATTGAACTGGCAGCTGGCCATTTAACTGCGGCACCACGACCTACACGCTGTAGCCACTCTGGGCTTACTGTGCTTAGATAATCTGTCCAGTTGAAAGTTGTACCACTACCATCGGCACGATGAACTACTGTGATTGGTTCATTAGGTAAATTCTTTCCTGGATTCAATGCCTGTAGTTTAGGATCATTCCACTTAGAAATATTGCCCATGAACACTTCAGCCATTACTGGTCCTGTGATGCGTAGTTCTCCTGGCTTGAAACCATCTAAATTTACTACTGGCACTGTTCCACCAATGATAGCTGGAAACTGTACTTGCGCCATCTTATCTAAGTTCTCTCCGCTTACTGGAGCATCACTGGCTCCAAAGTCTACTGTCTTGTTATTGATTTGTCTAATACCACCTGACGATCCAATACTTTGATAGTTTAGTCCAGTGCCAGTGGCTTTTTTGTAGCCTTCTGCCCACTTAGCATATATTGGATATGGAAAAGTCGCACCAGCGCCTGTTATGTCTGCGCTAAATGCGACTGTTGATATTAACAATGCACCTACAAATGCTGTTAGTTTTTTCATGTAATCTCTCCTTGTGTGTTAGTATTACATGAATATTTAATCATAAAAGTGTGACAATATGATGACAATCTTATGACTAGGTAACCAATTTACATTGCAGGTCCATTTCCCGATTTGAACCCAACTTCTCCACCTTCATCTTTGATTCGCTTAATAACATCCTCAAATAAGATCGGGGTGTAATCAGTATGTTCAACACATACACAATGATAGCGAGTATCAACTACCTCTTCTTCAACAGTGTACGGCCTAGGATCATAAGTGCTAACCTTGTCAACCCAAACTTTTTTCATAACACGATTAGCATGTAAGTGACCATGAATGTTAACACCAAAACGTCCCAATGATTCAGTATGAATAGGTATATGACTTAATATCATTCCGTTCAACACGTGATAGGCACGTAATTCGCGGAAGTATAATCTATATTCATCATCACGGAAGATATCATGGTTACCACGAATCAACACCTTGTCCCCGTTTAAGCGAGACATGATACTCAATGCTTTGCGGTTAATAACAACATCACCTAAGTGATAGACCTTGTCGTTTGGTCTAACTGTTTCGTTCCAACGCTTAACCATTTCTTCATCCATCTCATCTGGATCAGTCCATGGTCGCATCTTTGAACCATCTTTGTTTGTAAAGTGACACACTCCGGTGTGTCCGAAATGGGTATCACTAGTTAAAAATACTGCTGGCATTTTATATTCCTTTTCCTCTAGATATCCAACCATTATAACTGGGATCTGTCACTTCATCAACTCCGAAGTGACCTACAATCTCTGTTGTACCATCTGTAATAACTACAAACTCATCAACATATTTTGCCATCTCCATAGCGATAGTTAGGTCTAGTGATTTACCTCTTACGTGACCATCACTATCTTTTACTAACCACATATTAATCCTTTATGCTGTAAACCAATATAATTCATCTTTTACTTCAATACTTTCA